GTATATTTTTGTTTTCTTATGCCGCACCTCCGACAACGTTTGTTGATGTCGCAGGACCTGTCGGTGTAGATTTAAGTTTATTATAAATTGCGTCAATTGTTGCTTGGTCCATAGTACCTGATTCTGCAACTCCAACTTGTTTTTGGACAGATTTAATTCTTGGTGATAAAGAAGTTCCTGTTTTTTTAACTGTTCCACCTGTTTTTGTGGTTATTGCATCTTTTGCACCACCTGTTGTTTGTTCAGGATTGGTTTGTTGTTGTTCTGCTTGTTTAACAATATTTTGTGTTCTTCTAAAAGTTTTAATCATAGGTTGATACACATACTTATTCCATTCTGAATCAAGGTCAATGTCCCCGTCCAAGTCGTTAAATAACGTATAACCAGGATGATTTTCAGCGTATCTTTGAATTACCGCACATAAATCAGGAATTGTCTGCAATGAACCAAGAGCCTTACCAATCGCTTCTTCATCGGTTCCAAGACCTTCCATTGCATTCCATAATTGGTCAACAACACTGTCAATAGATGAATCATCCATTTTTGTTGGTCCAACACCTTTTGCTTTACACCCTGAAACAATTTTTCCTGCGGCATCTTTTGACCCAGGTCCACTAAATACTTGGTATAGAATACTTCCTGAGGCTCCAATAATAGCCCCTGGAATCGCTCCGATACCTCCCGCAATGGCTCCTGTTGCGGCCCCACCTGCGGTTGCGGTACCAACTAGACCCCAATCGATTTCATCCAATTCTTCTTCATTGGATTCTTTTAAATATTGTTTTCTTGTTGCATCATGGTGCATTCCAAGAATTCTTTCCCTTTCGGATTCATTTATAAAAAATAAGTTCTTCATATCAAATTAAGTTTATTAATAAATATCACGATTAAAAAAAAAAATACTTTTTAATTTATCATACAACCAAATAAACTTCCCATCGTTTTATATTTATATAAAAGTTATTTTGAATTATGGGAAAATATATTTTAATGTTATGGTTAATTTTATTTAATCTAACCTCTTACTCGCAGACATGTACAACATTGGTTGTATCTGATAGAATTGAAACTTACGATTGGTTTGGTAATTGGTGGGTATTTCAATCAAACTCAGGATTTTCATCTCTCGCCTCAACCTCACCAACCGCAAGTGCAAGAATTTTTGGTTTAGGGTTAGGGTCATCCAGTATTGAACAAAATTGGTATGTATTACCTAATATAACAGGTTTAAACCCTCTTAGTACTTATGAATTTAAATTCAGACTCGCTTCTTATAAATTTAGCTCAACTGCAACATCAGGAGGTGTAGACGGAGGTACGTCCCCTGATTTCGTAGAAGTACAAGTTTCAACAGACGGAGAAATTACATACGTTTCAGAAATAAGAATTAGAGGAAATAATAATGCGTTTTGGGGGTATAACACAAATGGGGTAATTAATAAAACCGCGAATGGTACACTTACAACTTATTTTCCCGCCGCAGGAAATGATAGAACAACAACTGGAGATGGTTATTCGGTTATTACATTAAGATTACCAACAGGAATCACTCAAGTTGCCGTTGATATTTTAACAAGGGTTAATGCCTCGGGTGAAGAATGGTGGATTGATGATATCGAACTATTTGAGATATTTGATTGTACCCCATTACCAATTGAATTAATGTATTTTGATGGTAAGTGGGTTAATAACTATAACTTACTAAGTTGGTCTACCGCTTCTGAACTAAATAATGATTATTTTACAATAGAAAGAAGTCTTGATGGATATAATTGGGAGACCTTTAGAACAATACCAGGTTCAGGAAACTCAAATTATGTAATCAATTACGAATTTAAAGATTACGATTATTCTGAAGATAAAATAAATTATTATAGATTAAGTCAAACAGATTTTAATGGAGTAAAAGAAATCTTTAATATAATCGCAATAAATAATCTAAATACCAATACTGAAAAACGTATTGTTAAAAGAATTACAATAGACGGAAAAGAAATTGGGGAAGATTACAGAGGTTTATATATTGAAATCTACGAGGACGGTTCCGCTAAGAAATTATTTAAACAATAACTTTGTTTGATTTACGAATGTTTTCTTCTCCCCACATTGGTTGGAGGTTTTTAAGGGACCAACATTCCATGAATTCACTATCACCAATTTCTTTTATATCGTAAAGGGAAATAGGTGTTATATGGTCAACATGCCATTCACCATAGTTATCCCATGTCATACCATCGGTAAATTGATTCTCTAAATGATTAATTAATTCATCAGGTGAGTACTGAAGAATCTCAAAGTAATGACCATTCTTTTCAACATTACTTTCTTTTAATACTTGATAGATTGCGGTTCTGAAATTAGAGATTAGTTTATAGATGGGGTCATTGGCTTTACGAGTTCTTTCGTAGGTTCTTTTAACCTCACGAATCTTATCTATATTTTTTTCACGGTATTCTTTAAGATATTGTTTACGGTGTTCTTTGTTTTTAGAATACCAATTTTTATTATATTCATCTAATCTATTTTTATTTTTTTGTCTGTATTTCTTATCAGCAACTTTTTTACCGCCTAAAAATTTTCTACCACTTCCTTTAATTACTACTCCATTTTCTTTTAAAATTCTACTAATAGTAAATGTAGACCAACCAAAAGATTTAGATATTTCTCTAAGACCTTTTAATTCGTCAACAAACATTTTTTTTATTATTAAAACTTGTTCTTCAGTGGGGATTATCTTTTCCATAGATAAAAATATATAAATACTATTACAAAAAATCAATTGTTTTTCTATAATAAAAAAAAAGGTCAGATTTCTCTGACCTTTTTGGGTGTTATTTAAAGATTTGATTATCTCAATTCTTGTAAATCGAATGTACGAACACCATCAACAGTAATACGTGCGTAGAAGCGGTTATTTACCATCTTTTTCGCGTATCTTGTCATAATACCTTTGATAGGTGTGAAGTTGAATGGGTTGTACATTGTAGGTGTTAATTGTAGAGGTACATACGGTGCGTAGATGTAACCTGTGTCAAGTAACGATGTTCCCTTGTGTCCAATCAAGATTTGGTTTGGTGGGAAGTAAGGGTCACGGTACACTTGGTAACGTCCAGCTAATGTTCCTACTCTTTCAATACCCATGTTGTATTGGTCTTGCTCAGGAGACGCGTTAGATACGTGGAAGTATTCTAAGTCATCAAAGATAGCAGAAATCTCACTTGACAATACAATCCAGTTAGCTCCACCACGAAGTGTTGACTTGTGGATTTGTGCTGACAATTGGTTGATTGCAGTAATCAATGTTTGATTCCAGTCTTTCTGAGTGTAAGAAGTAGTTAAACCTTGTACTCTTCTCCATCCGTTGTAATCCCAACGTAGGTTCCAAGCCGCTCCTTTACGTAAGTCACGTAAGATTTCACGGTCGATTTCAGCCGCAACTTGTTCAGACAATAAAGCCGTTAATTCAGCTTCAGCGTCGATGTTGTGGAATGCCGCTACGTCTTGAGCAAGTTCAGGAGACCACTGAGCTCTTAACTTTCTTTCAGTAACAGTTACTGTTACAGACTGAAGGTCAAAAGATACCTCACCAATCTTATCTTCGAACTCAAGTTCTTCGTAACGTCTGAATACACCTGTGAAACATCCACCTGTTAAAGTTTCAGTTGCTCCATCAGCAAATGTAGTACCTGTGTAACCATCTAAAGTACCATCACCACATGTAGCACATACAGGACAAGAAAGGTCCATTTCTAAATAGATACATCCGTCAGCAGTACAAATATCTTGGTAAGAACCACCATTTCCTTTGTCAGCCCATGTTGCAGTTGCACGTTTAGTGTAAAGACCATTTACGATACCTTGACCATATTGTTGAGTTACTACTCTGAACAATAAAGATTTTGGAGTTGTACCATCTTCTTTGAAGAATGGACTACAAGTGTTTCCTGTTGCGGTAAGGTCATCACAAGTTGCGAATAAACGAAGGTCAGCCAAGAAAGTTTCTGTGTCATATTCGTTACCATCAGGACCAATCATTTTACCAAGTCCGTCAGATGCGAAACCACAAAGTTGAACAATAAGTTTTCTTACGTTTAAACCATCAAGGTCTACAGTTGTTGCTGAAAGTGGAACCAAGTTACCATTTTCCCATACCATGACTTCCGCGTCAACAGTAACTGCTGACCAACGTCCTTTAGAGTAGTCAAACAATCCTGGAGGGTCTAAATCAGGTTCGTTTCCTTCATAGAATAAATCGTAAAGGTTTTTAGCGTAAGCTCCAGCACCTGTGTAACCTGCTTGTGGGTCGCCAGGGTAGTTACCAGGAGAACCTATTGGAGCGTAGTGGTCACCACTGAAATCTCCTGGTGTACCACCTGAGTACCCTTGGATTTTAGGTACGAAGTAGAACAATTTACCGATAGGTAAGTTCATAGCTTGTACTGATACGATGTCATTCGCTAATAATTTAGAGAATACACGTCTAACGATAGGGAAAACTACAGTTTCGAATGAACCTGAGCTACCGTCAGAAGTTGCTTCATTGATTAAGAAAGACGCTTGGTTCTCATATAACTGAGCTACGTTTTCTTTTAGGTGGCCTTTAAGACCTTCAAGGAACCCTAATCTGTCCCATTTGTTGATTGTATCTTCTTTGATAACTTTAAGGTGCTTAAGACCGATGTTACCAACAAGACCTGATTCTAATAATGCTCCCATTTTATTGGTTTTTTTT